CAATCAAACACTAACTAATAAAACAAATGAATATAACAACTCAGTTTTAAATGTTGCAACGGCACTCCAAAATAAAAATAATGCAATCAGCGCATACAATCAAGCAATTAGTAATGTTAACAGTGCAATTAATGACGCATGGCGTTACTATGATGAACAATCACAAAGAGAAATTCAATCTGCTATTGCTCAAGCAGCAGCCAATGCTGCAGCCAATCAGCCTACCCCAGAACCAAGCCCAGAGCCAACTGCTGAAGAGCCACCTACTCCTGAGCCAAGTCCAGAACCAACTGCTGAGGAACCACCAACACCAGAGCCAAGCCCTGAACCTACACCAGAAGAGCCTCCTACCCCAGAGCCTTCTCCAGAGCCTACAGTGGACCCTACAGACCAGCCTACACCTGAGCCTACCCCAGAGGAACCCCCAACTCCAGAACCAACTGAAGAGCCTGCTCCAGAACCATCTCCAGAACCTGGACCAGATCCAGAACCAGAAGAGAATCCTTGGACTGAGCCAGATGTAGAAATTAAAGATGAGGTCTTAGCAGCATTGGTTCCTGAAAAAGGAACTGGAACATCAGAAGATTTATCTGGAGTTATTGCTAACCTTACAAGCAAAGATAATAAGTTAGTTACTCTTTCTGCTGAACAAATCACAGCAGTTAGCCAAACACTTAGAGCCTTGACTCAAGAAGCAAAACAAGAAGTTGCAAGTGATCTTGGTATTAAGCCTTCAGAAGTTGCACAGATTGCTGAGCAGATGAAGTCTAACCCAGCACTTGCTTCAGCATTTGTTGAGTTCTCAGAAAGATCAGGGGATGCGGGACAAACCCCAATGCCATTTACATTAGCAGATGCAGTAACAGAGGTACAAACAGAAGCATTCTTAGCAGATCCACTTGCAGCAGTATTTGAGGTGGATGTTACAGAACTCCTATCTAATTTCTCTGAATTAGGTATGGACATGACAGACGATCAGAGAGAGAAAGCGCAAGAAGTAATTGTCCCAGTGGTCATTGCATCACAAATTGCGGCATCAGTAATAAGGAGGAACAAATGAAAATAATCAACAAAGCCATTAATCTAATAGGTAAAATCTTAAAAGGATTAATCAAATGGTTTAAAGATGCAGGAATGGAATTAATTGCACAAGCATTCACCCTCCTTGGCTTCTTTATCGCATGGCTAACTTTGACGGGATCAGCAAGAGACATCGTTGGTATTGCAGTATTAATAACAACAGTAATCTGGCTAATCACAATTCCACTAAGAAAGGATAAATAAAATGGCAACTAAAAAAATAGTAGAACCCCCTAAAAATGAACACCCACAAAAAGCAATAACAAATATATTAATGAGAATTCTTGCGGTATTTGCAGCATCAGGATTATCGGTCTTGGGAGCGGGAGCCGTTGTAGGAATTGATACTATTCAGGCAGTTATGCTTGCAGGACTATTGGGTGTAGCAACAGTTATAGAAAGACTGGCTAGGGCTTTTTTGGACGATGGAAAACTTTCATTGTCAGAAATCAATGATGCGTTTAAATCAGTAGACAAAAAGGCTAATTAGTTATATTTAAACCTGCTTGACACCCCTCCTATGGCAATGATATACTTAAATATACCTAGTCTGGGAGGGGTTTCTTGTGACCTGTATTGCTGTAGTTCGCCATGAAGATAAAGTTTATATGGCTGGAGATCGTGGAGCATCAGATGATGGAACCATTCTAGCACTTGAAGCACCAAAGGTTTGGAAGATAGGACCTTATCTTATTGGGTATGCAGGATCAATGGACGGAGAAAGAATCCGTTATAACTTTAAGCCAACACCTCCAAATATTAAAGACACAGATAAATTTATGCAAACCAAGTTTGTCAAAGAATTAAAAGAATTTTACAATGAGTTTTGGATTGATACATCAAAAGATGGCGATCTTGGATTAATAATTGCCGTTCGTGGAGAAATCTATGAACATAGTTCTGCAGACATGTCTTTATCTAAATACACACTACCATATCTTGCTATGGGTTCTGGCGCTGAATATGCATATGGAGTTCTATATGCAACAGATAAACAAAAAAATGCAAGAAATAGAGTTGTACAGGCAGTAAATGCTGCAATTAAATTTAATCCCTCTTGCATGGGGCCAGTTGACGTAGTAAGCCTTTAGTAGTATACTAAATATATGGAAGAATTTGACGACATATTAAAAAAGATTCAAGAAACTGAGTCAGACTTTAATGAGTTTGAGATTTGGTTTGAAAACGGTATTGAACGGGGATGGATAACAGAACCGTTCTGTAATACTCATGATGGTGATCCATATATGAGCGAAGAAGAAGAAGCAGAATGGGAAGCAGGGGGCGACCCATGTCAAGTAGTATTTAAAATAAAGGAGATATAAGTGAAAAAAGTAGTGGGGATTTTTACAGTTCTATTTGCAGTTGCATTTTTACCAGCGGTACATGCTGAAGAAAAGGTTGCAATTGCAATTATTGATACAGGTGTAGATACATCAAAAGTAAATGTATTTCATGAGGTATGCATCATGGAAGAAAAGCGTTGTCCAAATAAGCAGACCTTCATGGAAGGTCCTGGATCTGCAACACGTTCTGCAGTAAATGGTTTTGAGCATGGTACACGAATGGTAAAGGTTGCACAAGCAATTAATCCAAATGTAAATATTGTTTTTATTCGTATTGTTCCAGCAGATAAAAATGATAAGAATCCTATGTTTGCTGCTGTAAATTCTAACAGTACTGTAAAGCAGGCTCTTGATTGGGTAGTTAAGAATAAGACAAAGTTTAATATTGTAGCAACATCTACATCTTTTTCTGAGTACTCTAAGTTTAAAAAGGGTGCTAACTATTGTCCAGTAAATGGTCCGTTACAAAACACAATTGTTTCTTTGCAAAAGGCTAATGTAGGAACATTCTTTAGTGCTGGTAATGACTATAAGGCTGATCAAATTGGATACCCAGCCTGTATTTCTGAATCAATTGCGGTAGGTGCTTCTAATGCTGACCATAGAGTTGAACTCTACAGTAATAGGGCTCCACAGATTGATTTCTTTGCTCTTGGTACATATGATATTTTAGGAGAAAGAATTATGGGAACCTCTCCTTCTACCGCTGCACTTGCAGCACATTGGGCTAAAAATTATAAGGGAACATATCAAGGTACATATGACTATCTTAAGTCATTGTCAATCAACCTTGTGGTACCTGTAGCATAGTGATATAATAGGTAGTGCACCTGCCTTATGGGGGTGCACTAACTTATTCGCTTGAAAGGGGAATAAAATGGTAACAAAGTACGCTATGGATCTATTCAATGATCCTTTTTTTATTGGCTTCAACAGAGAGTTGAGCCGTCTAAACACAGCACATCAAACAAACTCACAGTCATACCCTCCATACGATCTTCTTAAACTAGATGAAGATACATATAGGCTATCTCTTGCTATTGCAGGATTTACAAAGGAAGACTTGAAAATCTCTATAGACAATGGAACTCTTGTTATTAAGGGTGAGATTGTTGAAGTAATAGATGCGGAAGTAGTTCATAAGGGTATTGCTGGTCGTAAATTTGTACGATCATTTGCTCTTGGAGAATATATGGAAGTAACTGGGGCAGAAATGAAGGACGGTATGCTACATATTGATATAGACCGTGTTGTTCCTGAAGAAAAGAAGCCAAAAGAAATCGCTATCAAGGTTGCTAAAAAGTAGCCAATAAGATATAATAGATATAGACACCTGAGTACGTGTTTAAACTGCTCACTAATATTAGGAGATAAAAATGGCAATTAAGGGATCAGTAGAAGCAATCATTGAGATTGCAAAGAAAGAAATTGGAACCATTGAAGGTCCAAAGGATAACGAAACAAAGTATGGTGCATGGATAAAGGCTAACTTTCAGCCATGGTGCCAGTCATTCGTTTCTTGGTGCGCTATGACTTCAGGAGTTGCAAAGTTTCCAAAGTCTGCTTCAACAGTAGCAGCATCAGATCAGTTTAAGAAGGAAGGTCGTTGGTCAGATGCACGTAATGATGACCCAATGCCAGGAGACTGGATTTATTTTGATTTCCCAGATGATGGTGTAAATCGTATTTCGCATGTTGGTCTTTGTATCAAGAACAATGGAGATGGAACAATTCAAGTTATTGAAGGAAACACTTCAGGAACTGCAAAGGGAGATCAAAGAAATGGCGGAATGTGCGTTGAGAAAACTCGTGGTTATGTAAAGAACAACAAGAAAAAGTTGCTCAATGCTGTAGTTGGTTGGGGCCGTCCAGTCTATGCTGGTGAAGAAAATGCTCCACTTCTTAACAAGATTAATGCTGCTTCTGCAACTCCAGTAAAAACAACATCAGCAGATGTTGCAAAGAAGTCACAAAATATTAAAAAGACTTCTAATGGTTCAAAAGGATCTGCAGTTAAATAATGCCAAAGTATGATTACAAATGCACGGTGTGCTCTATGTCTATTGAATTTGAAAGAGGATTTGGTGAAGACAGAGAGCCATCGTGCTGTAATGAAATGATGCAAAGACAGTGGACAGGCTCTGTCGGTGTAATATTTAACGGTTCAGGCTTCTACTCAACGGACAATAAAAAATGAAAATAACTTTCGTACCTGGCACAAAAGAAATAAATGATAGTGTTCCGCTTCCAGAACCAGCAAAAAACTTTATACCCGAATGGTATAAAAATATAAAAGCAGGTAAAGATATAGTTAATGTAAAAAAATGTATTCCATTTTTAGACTCTATGTCCAATGGGTATATTCAAAAAACATGGTGTGATATTAATGTTATAAATGAAAAAGATGGACTAAAAGTTGTTTTTGACAGCAATGTGTCACTATTTAATTACAGAGAAGTATCTCACATGCCAATGGATGACACTTTTCATAGCATTGAGTTTGTGTGGCAAAGACCATGGTCTACAATATTGCCAGAAGGATACTCTGCACTTGTAGTACACCCCTTAAACAGGAATGATTTGCCATTTATAACGCTTTCAGGAATCGTTGATTTTGATAAATCAATACATGCTCAAATAGGAAATATACCTTTTTATATTAAAAAGGGCTTTACTGGAACTATTCCTGCTGGAACCCCAATGTTTCAAATAATACCTATTAAAAGAGAAGCCTGGGTGTCTGAAAGTCAAGAGTATAGCAGTGGTTTTTGGCAAAGAAAAATAGGTGAAAGAAATGGAATTATTGAGTTCTATAAGAAAAAAATTTGGCAAAAAAAGTCATTTGATTAAAACCATACAATACAAGTTTAAAACTACAGAAATTGGGAGTATACTATGAATACAATGATTACAGAAGAGGTTGTATCAAAAGAGTGGGAACTGGGTGCAACAGACCGTTGTGACTCATGTGCAGCAGAAGCCTTGGTAAGAGTAACTGGTCTATCTGGGTACTTAATGTTTTGTGGACATCACTATAATAAAATCATGGATAATCCTGAAGGATATAAGAAAATGATGTCTTTTGCATTAACTGTTATTGATGAACGAGAAAAGTTGGCGGTATAAATATGTATGAATATTATGTAAGAAAAGTAGAAAATATTGTAGATGGAGATACCATTGATGTGCTAATTGACTTGGGATTTGATATTTTATTTCAATCACGAGTAAGACTTGCTGGTATTGATACCCCTGAGTCTCGCACAAAAGATCTTGCTGAGAAGGCTCTTGGTCTTGAGTCTAAAGAATATCTAAAGAAGTATCTTAAAGATGCCAAGTCTGTTGTAATCAAGACTGAGAAGATGGACTCATCTGAGAAGTATGGTCGTATTCTTGGCTGGGTATATGTTAATGGAGATACAGAATCACTTAATGATAAGATGATTAATGATGGATATGCTTGGGGCTATATGGGAGACACAAAGGTTAAAGACTTTGAAGCACTTAAAAAGGCAAGAGCAAAGTCAGGTAAGTAATGTCACACGTTTTATATTTTACAGCAGATTGGTGTAATCCTTGTCAAAAGGTAAAGCCAATTGTTGAGGAAATGAATAAAGATAGTGTAACTAAATTTCAAATGATTGATGTTGATTCAGAGATGGAACTTACCAAGAAGTTTGAGATCCGCTCTGTTCCAACGTTTATATTAATTAAAAACGGTACAGAAATTAAAAGAACTACTGGGGCACAAACAAGAGAGCAACTAGAGGAATTTATAAATTATGAAAAAAATATTCAAGATGATCTTCAACCCTGATGGTAAAAACATGATACCTGAAGAACAAGATTCAATCGACTACCTTCTTTTAAATGGTGGCCTTGAAGTTGTTGGATTAGACTCAGATAGCGGTGAGTTCTTATATGCTTTTACCCCAAAGATTAAAGACCTAATGCCAGAACTATATGAAGAACACATCAGTGATGTAAATAAAAATGTATTAAAACTGTGGGAAATGGGATATCTGGAGATTGATTTTATGCAAGAAGACCCTGTAATAACTGTTGGGGCAAAGGCTCTTGATTCCTTGGAAATGTCTAAACTATCTAAAGATGATCAGTGGCATCTTAATGAGATAAAGCGCCTGCTTAAAAGGCGAGAAATCTGATATAATCGGTATATGATAAACATAAAAGAAGGCGATTTCGTCATGGGCATGACATCCGAAGGGATGATTCATGGAGTTGTAGAGCATATAATGATTGAAGGTGGAACCTATGGCGTTCCTGGAACAGAATATGCAATTGAATCAATGCCCCCAGATAACCCAGCAATGGCTGTTAGAATCTATAAAGAAGATGATGGCAAGTGGAAACCAACTGCCTACAGCATTGGAATGATGTATAAAGATGCAAAAATTGCAGACATAAACAATCATACTATGGAAGATGATGAAATGGATTCAGAGGTTGCTATGGCAATGTATGATTCTTCAATTGGTAAAAGAGAAATGGCCAATGCTCCATACGAAGATGCAGAAGAAATGAAGTCTTATTATTCAGATGATGAAGAAATGGATAAATGGGATAACATGACAAAAGCATGTTGGGTTGGATATGAGCAACAGGGTGTAAAAGAAAAAGACGGACGAATGGTTCCAAATTGTGTACCAGTTGGTAAAACATACAACATGGATGATGAAATTGAAAAAGCAAAATCAGTATCTGTCGGAGATCACGTTACTTTTGCTGTTCCAAAACCACCAGATAAAACAGAGTCTGCACACGGTGTTGTAGAAAGAATTGAAAGATCTGGAACGGTAAAACTTCCTGGAACTAATGAAAGTGTTGAAGCCTCTTCAGATAGTCCAGTAGCAGTTATTAGAGTTTATGCAACAAATGAGGGTGGAACAAGAACAAGAACTGATAGACGTGTTGTAAAACCTTTTAGTTCTTTAAGAATATCTTCTGAGCCAATTGATAATGAAAAAATGTATGATAGAGATGAAGAAATGGAAAAAGTTTCTTCAGCAAGACTACAAGAATTAGCAGATGCTTATAATAAAGGTAAAGAAGGCGATAATAGAATTACAGTAGGAGCCTTAAGACAGGTATACAACCGTGGTATTGGAGCATACAGAACAAATCCTTCATCGGTGCGTGGAACTGTGTCTAGTGCAGAGCAATGGGCTATGGGAAGAGTCAATGCTTTTATGGCTGGATTACGAGGAAGATTTCCAAGAAAGCCTTTTGATTTAGATTTATTTCCAAAAGGACATTCAAGATCAACAAAGAAGTCTATTTTTGAAGGATTTGGACAAGAAATTAATGGTCCAGCAACGCTGACGGAGGTGTTTAAAATGGAAAAGAGAGAGTTCTCTGAGGAAAGTCGTGAAAGAATGGCAGGTGCTGGAACAGCAATGCCTGATGGATCGTTTCCAATTGGTAATCGTGAAGACCTAATGAATGCAATTAGAGCAGTTGGTCGTGCAAAAGATTATAACAAGGCTAAGATGCACATCATTGATCGTGCTCGTGCACTTAACGCAACAGACATGTTGCCTGAAGATTGGCGCAATAACGCAACAAAAGGCATGGGGCAGTGGAGTGGATCAATCTTTGATCTTAATCCATTTGTAAAGTAATGCCAAAGAGAAAAGCACAATCTTTTAATTCAACACAGATTAAAGATGGAATGATTGTTCGTATGAATAAAAACGGTACAATTAAATCTGTTCTTGGTCCATATGAAGTAAAAAACCCAAAGAAGGATAAATAATGGCAGAGACATATTCACCTAATGCTGGAATGAAAGCCGCAGCAAGACGTGCTTTAAAGTGGAAAGAAGATGGCAAAGCAACTGGTGCTGGTACTCCTGTAGGTTGGGGTAGAGCAACAGATATTGTTAATGGTTCTGCTATGTCTCTTGATACAGTTAAAAGAATGTATTCATTTTTTTCTCGTCATGAAGTAGATAAAAAAGGTAAAGGTTTTTTTGATGGTCCAGAGTTTCCATCTAATGGAAGAATTATGTGGGATGCCTGGGGTGGAGACGCAGGGTTCTCATGGAGTCGTGCAATTGTAGAAAGAGAAAAAGCAAACAAAGCATGGGCAAATAGTCCATTCAGTTTTAGAAAGGGGTAGAGTATGGAAGACATGGGGATTGAAGAAGTTAAACAGTTGGTTAACTTTTATAGACAAAAAGCATCTGATCTGGAGTTTCAGTTATTGCAATCACAACTTAAGTTAAATAGATTAGTTATGATGCAATCTGCACCAGTTCCTGCTACAAAAATAACCAAAACAAAATCTGAATAATAGATAAAATGGAATATGTTTTAGCCATCGGCTTGACATTGGTCCTGTCTTGGTCTATAATTGAATTAAGCAGGTATAAGGCTTTAAAGAATTTGAGTAATGTCAAGTATAGACAGAGTGACATGCATCAAACTATTATAAATCTTATACCGCAAAAATTAAATAGCAAAAAAGAAATTGAGTCTCAATCAGTAAAACATGCTGCTAGCACAATGATAAAGATTATTGTTATAGACAGCAAGGCTTACTGGATAAAAGATAATATATTTTATTCTGCAGAAACAAGAAGTGGTGACATAGTAGAACATACTACAGAGCCAGTAAATGTTTCAACTATGTCTAAGAAAGACATGGATAAGATGCTTTTTATATTAGATAACTTACGAAAAGGAAAAAACGATGATAGTGGTAGTACAGGGAACGAATGAGTTTAGTGACTACAGCGTATTCATTCGTGCTATGGGTGTTGCGCTATCTGGCATGAAAGATGATGATCAAGAGTTTTCAATTTACTCTGTTGGTCCTGTAAAAATTAATGCCATGGTTTCTGAATTTTCAAATCTTTCAGAACGTGGAATGAAAGCAAGAGGAAAGAAAATTAAATACTACAAAGTTCCTGGCCAATGGGTTGAAGAAAACATGATGCATGTAAATTACTTTGCATTCTTATGTAACCCAAAGCAAACACCATCAAAGTTGGTTGCTAAGGCTGAATTAGAAAATATTGAAGTTGGAATTTTTAGATACTAGGGGGAAGTATGATTGTAACAAGTTTAGAAAAGATGGAAAAGATTGTAAAGGGTAATAACAATCTTTCTTGGATTGGATGGGATGTTGTAGATCTAAAGAGATCTGATTCTGCACGTACTGCCGTTAATGGTGTGAGAGTAAAGGGTCTTTGGTATATGCAAAGAGTTTATAAGGTCACTCGTAACGGATGGGATATTCCAAACAGATATAGGGGCTAAACATGAAACAACATCTATGGAAAGATGCTGCAGAATGTTTAGGTTCTGACACAAATATATTCTTTGATGAATATGAAGAAAAACCAGAAAGTAGGGCCTTTGTTGATTCACTTTGTAGAACATGTCCAGTAGCAAAGACATGCTTTGCAGTTGGTGTATCTGGTAAAGAGTGGGGAGTTTGGGGCGGTATTTACCTAGAAGGTGGAGAAATCTCAAGAGAGTTTAGTAATCATAGATCAAAGCAAGAATGGTCTTTAACTTGGCAATCATTAACAATGGAGCAATAATATGTGGTCATGGGTATTAGCAGTAATAGGAGTAACGGGCATCTTCTTTGTTGGTCGTAAGACTATTTGGGGATGGTTTGTACTACTATTTAATGAAGTACTTTGGATAGCATATGCATTGATAACTAATCAATACGGTTTTATATTTTCTGCATTAGCATATGCAGCGGTATATATTAAGTCATATTTACATTGGAAGAGAGAAGAAGAATGATTATACAAATTATTGGGTTGCCAGGTTCTGGAAAAACAGAATTGGCAAAAGCATTAAAAGAGCGCATCAATGCAATTCACCTTAATGCAGATGAGGTACGTGCAACAGTTAACTCAGACTTAGGTTTTGCACCAGAAGATAGATTAGAGCAGGCACGTCGTATGGGTGAGATGGCAAGACTTATCTCTAAGCAAGGAGTTGCTCCAGTAGTTGTTGACTTTGTTTGTCCAACAGATCTAACTCGTGTAGCATTTGGTAAGCCAGATATTTTGGTATTTATGGACACAATCGCAGAGGGTAGATTTGAAGACACAAACAAGATGTTTGAACGACCAACAGAGTTTGATGTTTCATTCATTAGTCACAACTTAGATGCAGAAGCAAAGGCATCTCACATCATTGATAAGTTTAGTCTTCATGATTGGTCTGCACCTACAACTCTTATGCTAGGTAGGTACCAGCCATGGCACGAAGGCCACCATGCCCTTTACAAAGAGGCTGGTAAAAGAACTGAGCAAGTACTTCTTGGAGTACGTAATACATACAACACAAGTGAGAAAGATCCACTTAAGTTTGACCAGGTTAAAGATTATATTGCCAAAGATGAATTTATGGATGGAGCATTAGTATTAAGACTGCCAAACATTACTAACATTGTTTATGGCCGTGATGTAGGATATAAGATTGAACAAGTAGATTTAGGGGCAGATATTCATGCTATTTCTGCTACACAAAAGCGTAAAGAGATGGGTATTTAAATGGTAGAGAATGCTGTTGCAGTTATTGCTTCTCTTATAATTGCTGGAATTATGGTTTATGTTGTAGACAAAAAGTTTGCTGGAACAGACGATAGCGATATTAACACATGAATGTATCTAAACAAAGATCAGCAGTAAAGGCTATTACATGGCGTGTAATTGGAACAGCAGATACGTTTGTTATATCTTGGGTAATAACCAAAGAGCCAGTGACAGCAGGTGCAATTGCAAGTTTTGAGGTAGTTACAAAAACAATTCTTTATTACTTCCATGAGCGTGGTTGGAACAAGGTTCGGTGGGGTAGAAAATAGTGTATACAGATGCAATGCGTAGGGCTTTTCATTCAGTTATGCCACCAAAAGGATTTGGTGTAAACATAATTGATAATGAACATTTTTTAACTATTAAGTTAGATGAAAAGCACTTTGCTGGACTTGTTCATGATGATAAGATCCAGGCATTGCAGTATGTATTAACACTTAAGAACGCTCTTGAAATGGAAGGTGCAATTGTTTTAGTCACTAGAGAGGCAGTTAAGCAGTGACTATCTTTATATCAATTGCTAGTTATAGAGATCCAGAATTGGAAAGAACCATTCATTCTGCTCTGGATAATGCAGTAAATCCACAAGATTTACATTTTGGTGTAATGCTTCAAGAGTTTGAAAGATTTGCACCAGATTTATCTTGGGTTCCAAACCTTACGCTAAACACTATACACCCTAAGATGGCAAGAGGTGCTGGGTATGCAAGAGCACAAATTGTTCCAATGTATTCTGGACAAGACTACTTTCTTCAAATTGATTCACATACAATATTTGAAAAGAACTGGGATCAAATTTGTATTGATCAATATAAAAAAGCACAAGATATATCAAACAACAACAAGATAATTCTTTCTTACTTTCCTCCTCCATTTTATGTAGAGCCAGATAAAACTATTAGTATCATAAAGAACTCTAAAACACAACTGCCATATGCTACAAAGCAAAAGCCGATGCTTACAAAACGTGGCGAGTGGACTGCAGAAAGAGTTAAGTTAACAAATAAAAATCTTCCAGAGCAATCAACAACCATATTAGCAGGCTTTGTATTTTCTAAGGGAGAACTTATACAAGAAGTTCCATATGACCCAGAGATTAGTTTCTTTGGTGAAGAACTATGTTTTGCCATAAGGGCTTGGACTAGGGGCTGGGATATTTATTCCCCATGTGTAACAATTGCATATCATTTTTATATGCGTGAAGGATATAACAAGGTTTGGAAAGATAGGAACCTTAGAGAAATATCATGGAAAGAGTTAGAGGTTATTTCTAAGGAAAAGCAAAAGCGTGTTCTGTGCGGAATAGAGGGCGGTATATGGGGAGCAGGGCCTATCAGAACTATTGCTGAATACGAGAAACTAACAGGCTTAGACTTTAAAAAAATGTATAATGCTAGCAGTGATACAATAGTAGTAAGAGAAAAGGAATAGAATGAGAATAGCGATTATAGTACTTAGTTTATTTTCAGTGTCATTTGCCATGGCATATTTTTCTGTACTCAAAAGGCTTGAGGTAATTACCAAGGCATTTGCACAGTTAGTTGTTCTTAACTCTACTATTCAAGAAGCATTTGAAGCAAACATTCAGTCTCCAGTAAGCAAAGAAGATCAAGACATACATAAAGAAAACTTTATTAAGTTTCTTTCTGATTCTCGTGATTGGGCATTTGAGTATATTGAAGATGTGCAAACACAATTAGAGACTTTTGTTAGAGATATTGAACCAGAGATTATGTACTTTGATGAGTATGGACTTGTTGGAGATGCTTATCCACACTACCACTCAATGAAAAAAATATCTGCAGCGTATAAAGATTTAAAGAAGTTGCTTCCAGAGGAAGTCGATGATAGACGCTAGAGGCATCCCAACTTGTGAGTGCCCAAGTTGTGGTGGTACATTGTTTAGAGCCCTAGTTTCTTTTGATTCAAGCACATATATGGTAGGCATGTATCACCTAGATATACAATGTAATGACTGTGGTGCTCTTTGTACAGCACCAACACCTGTAGACCACCCTGAGAACCCAAGCCAAGATCATGGGATGAAAGAATGATTATTCCAAAATTAAAAAGTTTTGAACAAAGCATAAGATATGATTATGCTGTTTGTGAAATAGAAGAATGTGTTAACGAAGCCACAGTACTTTCAATGACAGATACAAGATATGTAGATTTTTGTAAAAGTCATCATAAAGAATATATATGGGGAGAAAAATGAAAGACATTGTGTTATCAATACTAACAGGTTTTGGATGTGGTTTAGTTTTTGCTGCATTCAAATTGCCAGTTCCAGCACCACCTGTTTTTGCGGGTGTTGCAGGTATCATAGGCCTATGGGCTGGCTACTACATACTAACGAAAGTTATATCCTAGGAGGAAATAATGAATGAAAAAATGAAGCAAATGCTAGCATCATGCGGACGATCAGTTCTTGGTGCAGCAACTGCAATGTACGCATCTGGTGTGACAGATCCAGAGACATTGGCTTACTCACTACTTGGAGCACTAATTCCCGTAGCATTAAGAGCAGTCAATCCTAACGACAAGGCATTTGGACGTATGCCTGCTGAATCAGATATTGAGGCAGCGCTAAAGAGTGCTAAGGTTGTTAAGAAGAAGGCTGCAAAGAAGCCTGCTGACAAGAAGTAAGTTTATCTTACATAGAAGGGCGGGTCTTCGGACCCGCTTTTTTATTTCTCTAAAATATCTAGATACTTTTGTTTTAAGTTTTCTGCAGCAAAGTTATTCATAGCAATTTCAAAAGCCTGTTTCTTTTGTTCAATCTTAGATTTTTGTTTCATATAATCATCCACAATTGTTGCAAGATTTTTAGGGTCTGCGTTATGTACATCAAGCACTGCTCTAGTTCTAAGTATACCAATCTTGTTAGACTTTGCTAGCCACTCTTGGGGAAGAATCTTGTTGTTTGGAGATATGTCTGTCATAAATACTGGAAGCCCAGACATAAGCGCTTCGTTCATAGGCAGGCATAGTCCAGCATATCTTCTTGGCAATATCATTGCATCAAAGCCATCATACATATTCTCACGGCTTTCTGAATCTGTATTGTCTATTACTAATCTTGGATCATCGCACTTTATATCTAGCGGTGTCTGCGTTCTGATTACAACCTGAAAGTCTTCTTCCGCATACTTAAGCATATCTACTACAGAATTTGTACCATTTCTATCTTCAGAAGCAGCCTTTCCTCCAATGTGCAGTATTCGATTGTGATTTTTAGAAAGGTTGTTATCTCTTACTTTATCAAACAGTGTATGGTCTGTTGGCGGCGGTAGATAGGTAACATTAGTTTTACTACCAAATAACTCAGTCATATGATCAAAATTCCATAGACTAGGCCCAAGAAATACATCTGGTAAAGCAAAATCAGATCTATTTAAATGATCTAAGTACTCATAGTTATATTGCAATACAGTCTTAACTCCAACACGCCTAGCAAGGTCTATAAACTGATTACTATAAAATGTTTCACAGGTTAATACAACATCTAATCCACGAAGAAAAGATGTTATGTCTCCATTTCTAGGAAATCCTCTAACTGGCTGTATATCATATCCGTTATACCATTCTGGATGTTGCTTATTCTTATTAAAAGATGTTGAATTAATAAGCATAATCTTTGTTGGATTAAGCATGTTTACAAGTTCTCTTGTCTGGTTGCCAAGGCCACTATTATCTGATCTTGCAATAATTCCTAATCTCATTCTTTATATCCCCAAGCATCATCATCTGTTGTAAATTTTCTACCACCTTCACGTCCATCTAAATGATAGGAACGTTTAATGTCACCCTCTGGATGATATATCCAAAGTTTATGTTTGATCCAGCCATCATCTTGAACAACTCCATGAAACTTATCTTCAATAAAAGTTTTTTCATCTGAAACTCGCAACACTTCCTCACGATAATAATCAACACGAGATAAGTGTGGTCTTTGACTCCATTGAATTGTTTTTAAAAAGTTTCCCTTTTTCTTAAGCATTAGGTGGCTATGGTCTGGAGGAATTGATGCTTCAAAGTGAAATCTAATTGTATTTGCTTTACCAAACTCCAACATATCTAAGCATTCATCCCAATGAATATGTCTGTCACCAGTAATTGGAGCATCGCCTTCAACATAAAGCATTATAGGTGTTTTAATTAAGTCTATTGTTTTTTTCATCATTGTTGTTTGATGGCTATGCTCATCAAATATTATTGGTAGAACATTTTTCCATTCATGCAAACATTTCCATAAAACACGACTTTTAAATTCATCATAGTCTGTTTTTCTATTAAGTCTTTCTTCACGAAGACCATCTACTTGTAAGATTATTTCGCTTTCTGGAAGTTGCATTCTTATTTGTCTAATTGTTTCATCAAGTATTCCTGTATCAGGATGGCTTGGTAGCACAGAAGTTACAACAATAACAGTCACATCATTTTTATTCATTAACTTGCTCCATAATCTTTATACCTAGATCTCTTTTATATTTAATCCACCAAGCAACCATCCTGTGCATATTTTGTGGATAATCCTCCAATAGTCTTGGAACTAAGTTATTCAGTTCAGACCAATCAGAAACATATGCAGTTGGCGGCTCATATCCAAAAACATCTTTATAAAACTCTAGATACACACCCTTTGAGTTTATCATATCTCCAATTGGTAGGCAAAGCATTTCAATTGCCTCAAAGAATCTAAATGTATCTAAAGTTGCAGCACCAGCAGGGGCAGGAGCGATCTTAGCACTGGATAGGGCCTTGTAGTAGTCTTTAGGCTCTCCGCCCTGTGCAAAGCCTGCTGTGAGGGTAAAAAGGGCATTTGGCAGGGTAGGTAGAACCTTTGCTACCTGTTGTCTTCTTTCATGTGTTATTTGACCACTAAAATATACATCATAGTTTTTTAATGGATAGTCTGGAAGTAAATTCTTTAAATGTTGGGGTACGCCAATTGGGAGTTTATTTAACTTACTATGCTTAGCATATGGATACTGAACCCATATTTCAGCATTAGGGTGTTTAATTTTAGTTATATCAAATCTACCTTCTTCGTCACCATTAATAAATAAAACAAGTCTTGATACGTTTTGTATTTCTTGATTAATATATTCTTCATGTCTAATGTTTTGAGGTCCAGGAACAACAACAATGGCTCTTTCTTCTTGTGGCAAAGAAGTTACCTTAACTTGCTCTATCTTATATTTAGTAAATATTTCTTTTAACAATCCATAGTCCCACTTGTCAGCAGCACAATCGTTTTCGCTAAAAGATAAAAGATATGCTTTAATCATTTTATAACTTTCCACAAGTTTTCTTCAACTAATAGTTTTTCTATAAGGTTTTCATCTATCTGTGAATCATATTCTTTTATTGCGTTTAGTTTTTCTTTTGTAAATTTTGTTGAAATTTTTTCTAGGCTATATTTTGATTTAAACTTATTTAATCTTTCTTCATAAAGTTGTGGGTATAGAACTCTATAAGGAAGTTCTGAATAAAAAAAATATTCTTTTACAAAATTATCCATAACACTAAATATAGTATCTGATAATAAGATATGGTCTGGATGATGGATTCCTAGTGGGATATAAATATGATCAAAATCTTTAATGATACTTATAACCCAATTAGTCAATACATTCTTGTCTTGCTTACCATAAACATCATCTAGCAAATCATTGTTAATTACTTTTGCATTAACAACTGCACAGGCCTTGTCATGTTCTTGCCTTAATAGTGTATGCTTCTTGTATCCAACATCGTCTGTAGGCACACCAGAAAATGCAGAGGCTATAGTAATTCTTTCGTTATCAAGAATATAATCACCTAAAGAAAATATAGCATCATCTGTATGTGGACTAAAAATTAAATTACTCATAAAATAAATGAACCTCGTGTTGGTAGTCAAGAAGTGTTTCTTTATATCCAAGTTCTTTGATCCAATGTCTTACCTCAGATAGATACTCGCCAAACTGATGAAACATAAATTCTGGGTGTCCAGATAACCAAATCTTTGGCTTATACTCTTTAAGTACGCCTTCTGCTCCTTTAAGAACTTTCCACTCACTACCCTCTACGTCAATAGATATTGCAGTTGGTGCCTCCAGTTTATGTTCATACACAAGGCTATCTATTGTTATCTGACCATAACTATCTCCTTCAAGGTACAACTCTTTAAATCCATGTGCCTTGTTTAGATTTTCATCTGATACTGGTGGAAAACCATTACGATATATTTCTGTTTTATTATTGTTTATGTTAGATGCAAATGCTGCTATTGTTGCTATAGGTGGTTCAAGTTTATTTGCGGACCAAAGTATTGGATAGTGTGACCATACTTGCGGGTTTGGCTCAAACAAAACTACTCTTGCCCCCCACAACTGGCATAAAGCAGGGAACTCCCCCTCTTCTGCTCCTACATAATAAACAACATCATCTTTGCCAATATTATCAGACATAGACTTGGTTCGGATCTTCTCCCAACCTTCTGGCTCATACCATTCTGGTCTATCTGCACGATGTTGTGGCAGAACTATCTTAAACTCTCCATTAATAACTACTTCAACCATCTCTGTCATTGGTTATCCATATAAAAATTAACTATTTCTTTCATGCTATCTTTCATATTACGTTGTGGCTTCCATCCAGTTTTTTCTTGCAAAAGAGAGGAGTTCATGAATTGTTTTTTAATTTCAAATCCATCGCTTTCAATAATTTCATGTCTAACATTTTGTCCAATTGAATCTTGTATAATGTTAAATACTTCTAAAGTAGAATATCTTTCTCCAGAAGAAATGTTAAATGAAGGTATGTTGTTAATGTGTTCTCCATAAGACAAGATCTTATCGTATGCTAAAACAACATCCTCAACATTAATGTATTCTCTAATGTCTCTGCCACCATTTCTGATAGTAAACAATGTGCCATCTTTGTGAGCCTTTACAACTCCAGGAACTAGTCTTTGTATGTTGTTATCTCCAGGCCCATAAATATTACAAGCACGGGTAGTTACTACAGGCATATCATATGTGTTTCTGTATGAGTTACAGATGATATCGGTAATAGATTTAGATGCATCATATGGATATATACCATTAAGAATATGATCCTCAAAGTACTCATCCTTAGTTAGTTCACCGTAGGCTTTATCACTAGAGGCAACTATGGTTGATTTGCATTCTTTATATTCTCTCAAGGATTCAAGAACATTTAAAGTTCCCACCAAGTTGGTGTAAAAAGTATTATATGGGTATTTGATTGAGTCATATGCTTGAGTTTGTGCTGCAAGATGAATGAAGTAGTCTGGTCTTGACTTTTCTATAAAGAAATCAATATCTGTTTTGTTGTTGATACTTCCATATACTTTGTTAACCTTGTCTGATAACTGCGTTCTACTGTGCTCATCTTTTAATAAAACAAAAACGTCCCATCCAAGAGACAAATAATAGTTTGACAGGTGTGATCCTAGTAGTCCAGTTGCTCCAGTAATTGCTATGCTTTTCATTTCATGAGTATCCTATTCTTCGTATCTAACTTTTTTAATAAAACTAACATGGTTCTTGTCATCTTCTTTTGGGCAGTATTTAAAATCTACATCTGGTAAGTTAAATGGAGTTGGATAGAGTTTCTCAACACTGTACCCACCTCCAGGATATTGACCCCACTTGTTATAAAAATATTGATGCAATAAATTATCATTTGACTTTACTCCACCCAGTTTAATACTATGACCCATAATGGTATCTGAAACATCAAATAAAATTTTTTCCCATTTAACATTAGGAATTGCTTTTGTAATTCTAATACTATAATCTAGGTCATCATATCCATATGGTGTAAAGTTTTCATCCCAACCGCCAACAGTATCAATAACATCTTTTCTAAAAGCCATTAAATGCCAACCATAAAGTTGGTAGCCTTCTACAATTTGAGCGTCAGTTTTTTCTAAATGTTCAATAATATCCAATCCACCCTTATCACCAAACCTTATTGCTGCACTCATAATGATAAGCCAATCAGCATTATCTTCGTAAAGTTTTTTGATGCCAAGGTTATGACTAGCCATTATGCCTATATTATTAACTGTATTATCAATCTCTAAAATATTTTTTAATTTGCAATTAGACATAAACTCATCACGAAACTTTTGCACACGAAATGGAAGACAGACTACATATTTCATTAAAGTCCTAACTCATTCATTATTGCTGTCCATCTATTTAAATAAGTATGCTCTGTTTTTGTTCTTTTGTGTCCAGCCATTCGAATCTTTTCACGTTCTACATCATCTTCTAAATACTTATCTATTTTATTTGACAGATCTTCAAAGTTTCCATGTTCATAAAACACAATTTCTTTTTCATCTTCAAAGTATTCTTCAAGACCCTTGATGCGAGGGTAGATAGTAAAACCACCACGACCAGTACTTTCAAACAGTCTGTCACTTGTATAGTATGGATAGTTAAAGCCAATATTCAAACTATCTCCAATTGCTATTTTAGTTTTTGCATACACCTTGTTTAATTCTTGACCACGAACAGTTCCAGTATCTCCATCTCCACCAACGTGAAGAAATCTTTTGCCATATGTTTTCTTTAAATATTCTATTAACTGTGGCCTGTATGGATATTCGTGATGATATCTTTTGCTTCCAACAAAAATAATATCGTGCTCAAAAGATTCTTTATTGTAGTCTTCATGAATATAACATTCTTTATCATATACCCCCGCAGGAATAAAGTGTCCTTTTACCTCTGTGTTTTCATTAAACCAATCTGCCATTAATTTATCTACTGTAAAGAAATGTCCAATTGTTTTATAAAAGTTATCCTTGCTTAGATCCTGTTGTCTGTCTAGGCCAAACCATAAATCAAGGTGATATGTCATTGTTGGAACACCAGCCTTTTTTAATCTGGCCAATACTGAATCCATTGTCATCTTTCCAGTAGTTTTCCAACCATGCGTGTGCACCCATATAAAAAGGTCGCTGTTTAATGCATGGTGTAGGATTACTTCTGTTCTTGCTACACGCTCTTGCAACTTTTCAACGGTATGACCAAGAGCCTCTAAAGACTTAGCATGATGATTCTCACTACTATACTCTACTTCAAAATTACCCAAGAAAACTATACGTGCCAAGATTACCCCTTTGTTTTAATCTATTATAGCATCCCTGGCAGGGATCGAACCTGCGACCTACACCTTAGAAGGGTGTCACTCTTCCGCTGAGTTACAGAGATAAATATTTAATTGCTCTTTGAAGTCTTTCAATGTTATCTTGAAAAACACCAAGTCCACGGTTACAGTTGTGACAAATATGTCCCCTAAACCTATCTGTATCATGATCATGATCAACTACCCAAATACTAGCATTTCCTCCAGTACCCTTTAATTCATCTTCATTCTTTAAACATATTGGGCAAAGATAATCATTAACAGGATAACCAAACTCTTTTTTTAATTCTTCTCTACGCTTTGCTAATTTTTTTGCACACTGCTTACACTCAGGTCTTAAATATTTACCACCAGAAGATGGTGAAAACTCTGAGTTGTTTAAATCAAGTTTACACTTGCTGCATGTTTTCATTGAGGAGATAGCGAGAATCGAACTCGCACATTAACCTTGGCAAGGTTACGCACTACCACTATGCAATATCTCCGTGCTGGTCTGGTAGGACTCGAACCTACGACTTGGAAATTAACAGTTTCCCACTCTGCCAACTGAGTTACAGACCAATTGTAGGGCAACTAGGACTTGAACCTAGGATAGCCGAATTATGAGTTCGGTGCCTTAACCAACTTGGCTATTGCCCCAAGTGTCTTTAAGACACACCATCTTTTTCTTTAGTCGGTTCTTTGTCAACTAAACCACGTCCTGGCTTTCTGATCTTTCCATCAGCAATACCACTCCAATAAATATTGTAGTAGTTCTTATCAAATGAGAATTTTTTCATGTGTGGAACAACTGCACCAGTGTGTGCATACAACTGAATACCAGCCTTCTTTACATAACGGCAGAAAGCAACATCTTCACTAACAAACTTAGCACCAGGGTTTTGCTTCTCTCCAAAAACGGAATAGCCTTCAGCAGCCTGTCTTACTGGTTCAATAATAGATCTATGCATAAGCATTAAGCCAAAGCCAGCAACATCTACTGGAATAACTTTGTTCTCTGGAAGTGGGTGAACAATCTGTGTTTGAAATTCATCGCCTGTTTCCATGTACAAAGAAGGAACTGGCTCCATCAATGTCTGTTCGTTTTGGCTGGAAACAAAGTATGTACCTGTAACGATTGGCTTTGTTTTCTTGTCTGCAACTTCCCACAACATCTTCACAATTTCATGGTTTATAACAATGTCTGAGTCTACCCAGAGCAACCATTCACTCTTTGACACGTCTGCCCAGAAATCAAACAAAGACTGTCTTTGTCGTGCAATTTGATTACCATTTACACGAATAGTATTATCAATATTAATTTTATGCTTTGGTGCTTCAATTATTGTATTAGCAATACCGCTTGCAAAGCGACCTTCAACAATACCACCATCACACCAACCTAGTGTGATTGTTTCTTTAACGCTGTGTGGCATTTGCCCACCCCTTTTCTCTATATTAATTGTACTACAACTGTCCATATAAGTCAAGTGAGCAGTTTATGTAGCGACATGCTCAGGTCGTCGCCTATGTTTATACTGCAGGCGGTGCAGATCTATCAATAAAGACTAGAAAAACCATTATATCACTTTTCATGATTACCTACAAAATCCTTTAAAGACAGTGTATTTTGTTTCCAAAAAAGAAGAACCGTGTCTCTTGATCTTTTATGAAGTCTTTCTCCACTTGGATTTACGTCAGAAACGGTATCGGTATCATAAGTAAATAAACCACAAGAATAAGCCTTGTTCGTATTACCAAAAATAACGGTATGATCTGCCAAAACCTTTGACCTATGATTATTAACCTTATACTTACCATTATAAATCATTCTATCTAAGATACCCTTGGCATGTTCACGCTTTAAAATATATAGACCTGCACTATAGTCATGACCCATTCTCTTATGGATTTTATAATCTATCTTTGTAAACTGGGTCTGGCATAACTGAAGAACATCGTAATCAAAATTTATACCAGAGATAAATTCTTTCCATGTCCATGGCCAATACTTAATTGTTTCATCAGACAAATCATCTTCTGCAAAAATTGCGTACTCACTATCTGATGTGTTGATCCAATGCTCTATTGCTTTTATATGAGAAATTGTTGTTGCAATCTCAGCATCTTTTGGAATTGCACGATGTCTGTTCTCAACATTGTCTATTAAGTGATCAATGTTTTCTTGACTATCTACTGCCTCAATAAAGGTATAATCAGTTATGTTGTTGTTGTTAATTATATTCATCATGCGCTCATACCTATCAGTACGTCGCTTTAGATTAATTATATAGAGTGGTCCAAAACCATCTAACTTATTAGTCAAATCTTTGTCCACTGGAGTACGACTATTCTTTGTTTGGGTTGTCTATAATAAATTCAACGGTACCGTTTGATTCTAAGTAATCAATGGTAGCCTCATCAAGATAAGGCAATGATAACTTATCTATTCTAAGATCAAAACCAGGATAGGCAACGATTGCATCATCTTCTCTTGTTTCGTAATCAAAATATGTTTGGTGCTTTATTTTAGAACTATCATCTAAAATAGCAGTGATTCTTAAAAATAACTTATAATCTGGCATTGCTTCTTGGCTAATCAAAATTAACTCTGCTATCTTTTTTCGTGCTTTAACTGTAATCATCATATTAAAAGTATACCCTATCGTTTTTTTCTATTAACTGCCCTATAAGCAGCACCAGCAACTATTTCAGCAAACTGTTGTGAGTCCAATGATTCCAGAAATGCGCCAGGAAGGTCAACACGCACACCAACCATATCTAGTTCTTGAAGAATTAATGCTCTTTGGTTTGCAAGATAAAGTTCAGGGGAGAGCGGAATATTGTTTGCTTCCGCCCACCCCTCTAACTCTTGTTCGCTATTCAACTATCTTTTCATTTAAGCCTCTTGCAATATCTGCACAGACTTCAAATGCCTTTTTAGTTCTACGACTTTTTGCTTTACCATGAGTTGCCCATACTTCGTATGTGTACTCAATGTCATTAGCAATTTGTTCTCTAATCTCTTTCACAGTTAAAATAACTAAGTTCATTACCTGTGACTTTTGATCATCGTTTAGATCATCAAAATTAGACATTGACCTTCGTCCATGGATCTTCTGATGGCTCAGAAGCAACCTTTGGTGCTGAAGGAGTAATGCCTGGCATGTCCTTAGTAAGCGTATGCATAGTCAAAGCAAGTGACTCTGCGTTAATTTCATAAGATGTTTTTGTTGCGCCAGTACTATCTGTCCAACTTTCTTGATAGATGGTTCCAACAATAATTACTTCTTGGCCCTTCTTCAATGTTGCCTTTGCCTGCTCAGCAAGAGTCTTCCAAGCCTTTACAGTCCACCAAGATGTATCACGGTCTTCCCATGCACCTGTTTGTGGATTCTTTACACGATCATTTGTTACTACACGCATACGCACACCGCTTGTTCCAATTGCTTCTGGATCTGCGCCAATACGTCCTACTACTGTTACCTTTGGATTCATTTATTTCTTCTCTCTACTCGTTTATATATCATATCATCAATCGTCTTCATTGTCAAACTCTTTTAATGCTTCTCTGTTATCATAACAGTATAAGCAGGCATTGCCTTGTAGCGGGGTATTGCAGAAATCACAAAACTTCATGCAACTAAAACACCAAGCAAGAATGATAAGATAGCCACAACAATAAGTATTTCTTTCCAATATGTATGTGGATCATTTAAGTCTTCATCCTTCATCAGATAACTCCTTTTCTGGAATCTCGTTTACTGAACGGTATCCCTTATGTACTAAAACAAAAGCAATATTAATTGTAGCAATAAGATAGCCAGCCAAGGTACCCCATAAGAATATAAGTAAATTATTTATCATTGTCTATGTCTTTTCTTATTCCCATATTTAACCTTTACTTGAGCCTTAGCCCTATCAACTATAGATTTTGCAGGACACCAGATATTGCCATCTGCCATTGTTTGATGTGTATCCCAAAAGTTTTCATTATCTTTTGATATGGTGCAACAGTTAGTATCCACCTGTGCACTCATTTCTTGTATGAAATAGTCTGATCTTTGTCATAATCTTGCGGGTAGGTGCAGACATATCTTCCTTACAAGTCAAACACTTATAAGACCAGTCACCTGTAAAGAAATCAAATATATATCCTTTAGCATTAGCATACTTCTTAGATACAAATATCTGGAAAGGATCTGGTATGTCGTAATGTTTATTCAAAATCAACTTGACACTCAAACATGTTGGCATCTCCTCTTGCAACCTTTGCAGCAAGCATACGCATACCAACACCATTTAGTTGGGCATTGTCTTCGCCAAGCGGTATAGCCTCAATAGCCCTGGCAATCTCTTCTCTTAATAACATATCATCTAGACTCATAGTTTAGCCACCAATTTAGATGCCATCTTAAGACCTTTAACCAGTCCATCATGATAGTCCTGATTCTTAATAACCTTAGTTGTGTCCCAAATGCGATAGGATTCTTGATCTAATAGTTCGGAAATTTCTTGATTTGTCATAACTCAATTATACAGTTCGGCGGCAGGTATGTCAAGTTCGGCGGAAAATAGAGTACCCAAACCACCTTACGAGTCTTTCGACTCGCTATCGGTTACTTTCTCCCAATATGCTATACCATCTTCATCATAGTCATCCCAATTTTTACCTGATACATCTGTTTTAATTTGATCTAACCAAGCCTTAGTATCTACTAAATAATATGTTCCCCACCATTCATAAGGCTTATTTAAATAATGCCAAACCTTACTATGGAATTTAAAGCGGTATCCAAAATCACCATCTTCATCTAGATCAAAAGCCTTAACTAGACTATTACCTGCAATACCACCAAGATAATTACCAATCCATCTAAGAGGAAGGATCTTGGTCCTTTGTATCTTCTTTGATTTGAGGAACCCATCTGAGTCTGCCATTTACATAAGTCCTTTCATAGCCAAGTGCTTTCCAATCCATCTGCATAATTCTTGGTTCTTTCATATATCAAGTATACCCGATATGGCCAGGGTATGCAAGGGCGGTATGCTAAAATAGACTTATGTGCCCTATATGTAATACCTATCTTACTCCTATAGTATATACAAAGACTATAGATGATGTCTTAATTGGTATGGATAAAATAGGACAGATTATCCTGGTTGAAGGAAATCCCAGAAGTAAGGCTCCTAGATCATATTGTGGTAAATGCCATACGGGATATAGCCATGAAGTTGCTCTGGATAATACCCTGAAAAATTTATAAAATCATACATAATCTGGATGGTCTAATGGAGTAGGTGCTGTTATTAAACACTTACACTCAACACACTGAGCATCATCTAATAGATACCCTGAAATTTCATATGTATCTGGATCAAATTGAACTGTTAGCCTTAATAATGTAGAGCCACAACAAGGACAAGCAGGTGTTGGAATACCCCTTAGATTTACCATATATACAGAATATCAGATACTTATCCACATGTCAATAGCCTAAAAAGAGATAGTTATCCACACCTTTATCCACAATATGAGAC